TTATCATAGGTTCTTGACAATCATCACCGTCTCTAAAATAACCAAACACCCAAGTACCCTCAACTAAAAATGCCGGAGATTGTCCTAATCCTGAAATGGCCGCTGATGTAGTTGGTAATATAACCTGTGCCCAAGGTAAGTCCGTAGTAGGTAAAACGGATTTGTCCTGCGTATGAAGACCAACGCACCTTACTCGCACACGGCCAAGTTTTTGTGGGTCTTGTCTGTCTTCAACTACGCCGTTAAACCAGATAAAGCCGTTAAACCCTAAAATATTTTTATCGTATTTCATAAATTTTTCCGATATTGCTCGCCTTTTAATCCACTAAGCATACGCATTTAATTGCCATTTCTAAATTGTTTACGCAAACTGCACCCTAATGAACACCAATACGCATACAACCTGCGATAGAGCGCCGTTAGAGTACGCACTAGTGACCACTTTGAGAAGTCTATGAAATGGTATACTCTATTGACCTCGTATGGAGGCAACTTAAAGAACCTTTGATAAGAATTGTAGTATTCCCTCTTCTCGGTCGCTGAGCGTATTTCTGATTGTATCTCTTTTATAAGTTTAATTATCATTACTTCCTCTGTAATCTCTGTGCGACCACGTAGCGTCTTCGCCTTTCTTAAATCTTTCACGTCTTATCTCAGCGTCTGTTTTCTCATTACGCCTCTGATGGTATTTGTGTTCTAACCATTTTATATATAATATACCTGCCATATAGACGGCCAGGCATAATAGTACCACACTTTCTCTATCCATTACACGACTCTCCCGGAGGCGCCGGACTCTCGGATTCTCTGATATTCTCTAAAAATAGTCAAGTCCACCTCCAAATGATTTTAATTGGTCTTCGTATATATCTGTTTTTGAAGACAACCCTTGACCTATACTGGATAACGCCTCCTCCTCTGTCGGATATGCGCTGGAGACACTATCCTTATAGCATTTAAGTACCATTTCGTGTCTTTGTGAGGCGACATCTACTTGATGTTTTAATGCCATTATGATGTATCTACCACTTGTATAAGGGTTAACTCTACCATCTTCATTTTGGTCTGTTGGTGCCTGTATTTGAGACGTAAAGGTCACAATATCACCTGCGTTTAATATTGTATTACCAAACGTTAACATAGTTAAGTTTTGGTTTCTATAACCTTGTTTATCGTGTGTACGCATTGATAAACCAAATGTGCCTTCTCTATCTTCGTAATCGTTATGTATTTTCTTTGTACTAGATTTAATCATATGCTTACTATCATAGTGTTGCGTAAGTGGTTTACCTGTGTCTGAATATTGTACATCTTTAGGATATAATATGCCTGCCTCTGTACCCATTTCTAATCTTGGTGTTTTTTCTTTTCTATCTGCACTATCAAAGTTATATACTTCTATTGTTTTATTAAAGGCGTCGTGTGATGTAGTTTTACTTGCATAAAAACCTTCATTTATATTTGCTAACATATCAACTGGTTTATCTACACTATATCTTATAACTTGCGATAATCTACGTTCTACATCTTTTATCTCTGGTCGTTTTTCATCTTCGGTTACATTTGGTATAAGTGATGTAAACTTCCATTTTGGTGTTATCTGAGCACCCACACTACCAATAGCCATCATACTTGCTGTTGACCTAAAATAAAAACCTCTTGATGTTTCGTAAAATACATAACCTGCATTGTACGGAAAGTTTTTAGGTATTGCACTCTTGGCAAGTAATCTTATTGCCTCATATGGTTTTAAATTTGGTATGACTATCTTTGGATTGGTTGCTGTTGGCTCAAAGTAAAATGGTTTCTCTGACTTTAAATAATTACGTAATATGTCATTGATTGCGTTCTCTATCGGACCTGCATATGCCTTACTTATCTTTGTTATAGAGTTATTATACATTTCAGGCGAACAAAAGAATATTTGATAAAATTGTGCCTTCTCTTGGTTATCATCTTTAGTAACCTTATCTACTTTATATATTTGTAAGGGAATACCTGTTGAGTCTGTAAAATCAAAACCTATTGTGCCTGGTGATGTAAATGATAATGATAATCTTTCAAGACCTGTTAAAGGCAACATAGTTCTAACATCTTGCATATCATATACAATACAACTACCAACCACATTGTTAGAAAATATATCTTCAGCAATTTCAAAACTTAATGTGATAGGTTTTATATTCATCTTTAAAGGCAATAACTCTTCAGCATTATGCCTGTAGGATAATATGTGTATTTCGTTTAATTGATATTGACCTGGTTTGTCAAAAACTTCTCTGTCAAGGCTCATAATTTAATTTACTTCCTGATTAACAATCTAAATTCATCTATAAAACTATTTAAATATGCTGGTTGTAGTAATCTTATTTGTCTTTTCTTATCTTGTAATCGTCTTTCGTATTCTATATTTGATACTGATTCAGCACCTGCTGTATCACTATTAACTTCTATTTTGTGGTCATAATCACTAGGACCAGAACCAACTTGTTTACCACTTGATTGTGTTTTTTCATAATGATGTATGGCATTAGGGTTTGTATATTTGTCAGCAACAAATTGTTGAAAGTTATACTCATCTAACGGCCAATCGTGATATCTATTTACAACATTGTTTAATAAACATACTATCCAAAAATATGCTGTATCGCCATATACTTTGTATGCGATTGTTTCAGGTGAATCACCTTCAGGCACATCAAATAAATCATACAAAGATACATTGCTAGCAATCTTACTTCTAACTTTTACTCTTCGCCATATATCAGTAATTTCTTTTACATTACCTTTTACGCCGGTGATATTATAATCTATTTTTGGAAACTCATTAAAGTATTGCATTATGCTCCTGCCTCAATGTCATTTTTCGTTAATATTCTGTCTTCAACAAAATCAACCACAATTTGAGTGTGAACAGGTTGACCATCAGAAAAGAAACTTGGTTGTTCATCTGGTGCATAATCAATATTAACACCTGTACAATAACAAGCGGCAATCTTATGTAATTTATGATTAACTTCACCATTGTACATATAACTTATTTTAAAATAGTTAGGCGCATTAAATAATGAACCAGCAGGACCTTTTAGACCTGGTGATGAGTTATATTTAAATATGTGTATGATATCTCTTACTGCTTTTGCCTCTTTTAAATTTCTTGGCCAAAAATCAAAAGTATAATTAAATGTTCTAAATTCTGGTGAGTCATAAAATTGTTCATTTCTAGGATTAGTTGCTAAACCACTTCTCTTCATTATAAATTTAATTGGGTCACCTGCGTCAGGTATTATACTAATTGCCTCACCTAACATATTCTTACCAATCTTCATAATAGAGTTTGTGCCTGCACCTAGAGCCGCTTTAATTTGTTCAGCAGTATTACCTTTTTGTATTTGACCTGCCGCCATACCTGCCTCTACATCACCTGCTATACCTGCTGACTCTGGTGAATAACTTTGTTTATATACTACTTTTAAATCTCTAGGCATATAGATTGCAATAGCAGATGTTGTTGTTGATTTACTTGGTAATCTTGATGTCATTCTAGCGTCAGGTTTTGATTGGTTTAATAGACCTGCTTTTTGTGGACTATAACTAGTAAAACCAGATTCAAACATAATATAATGACCTAATTGTTCATTACCTAAATCTAATGGGTATTGAACAGGACTAAATGCTAATGGATTTTCTACTAGTTTATTTGATGGCGCACTATCTATATTAAATGGTGACTTTTGTTTTAATGAAGCAGCAACTTTACCTGCATTAGCAGCACTTTTTGGTGCAGCCAGATTACTGACTACGTTTGATAAGAACGGTGTTGCTAGACTTGATATCTGATTTTTTAACTTTGTAAATGCCATTTATAAATACCTTTATCAATATTTATATAGATTATAGGTAGATTATGGCAAAGAGTTATCAAGGATTATACAAACCCACGCACCCCAAGAAATATGTTGGCGACCCCAAAAAGATAGTATATCGTTCTCTATTAGAAAGACGTTTTATGCGTTATTGTGACCTTAATCAAGACATATTGTTTTGGGCAAGTGAAGAATTACCAATTAGATACTTCAATCCAATAGATAAGAAATACCATAGATACTTTCCAGACTTCGTTGTAAAGACTTCTAAACAAAAGAAGTATATGATAGAGGTCAAACCATCACGTCAAATAGGTAAACCTAAACTAGGTAAGAAGAAAAGCAAGACTTATATGAGAGAGAGTTTTGAATATATCAAGAACCAAGCAAAATGGCAAGCAGCAAAATCTTATTGTGAT